AACCGCTTTGATGACTTTCCTCACTTTGAGATAAAAGAGTAATGCCCGGTACAACAGATACAGTAAAAACAATTTTAACCCCCGGTGAGTTTGTTATCCGCAAAGAAGCCGTTGATATGGTAGGAGTCCCTATGTTGAATATGATTAATAATATGCCAGAGAAAGGTGGGCATTCTAATATTGATAAACTAATTGAAATGGCTACGACAGCAAACATGAAAGGAATGTATGGTGGTGGCATGGTAAACGCTGGGCCTAAACCAATGGGTACAGGCGGCATGGTTGATGCTTATGCTGGTGGTGGAATGGTAATGAATCAGTATGGACATGGCGGTATGGTAAAAAAGAAAATGATGGGATATGGTCATGGTGGTATGGTTAAGAATAAAATGATGAACTACGGACACGGTGGTATGGTCAAAGACAAGATGATGATGATGGAAAAAGGTGGACAACTAAAGCCAGTACCAAAAGACAACCCCGGTCTAGGCAAGTTACCAGAGATGGTTAGAAATCGCATGGGCTATATGCAGATGGGTGGCATGGTAGACGATTCACTTATGGGTATGATGGGCGGTGGTATGGCTATGAATAAAAAGATGATGGGTATGCAAGAAGGTGGTATGATAGGGCCAATGCCAGATCCACAGATGTTTGCTGATGAACAAAATCGTCAATTAGAACAAAGTATTGATCAAAGAATGGCCAATCCTAATGTTTATAGGGGTAGTGTTTTAGGAGCTATTAGAAATGATGCTATGATGTTACAAGACAGTATAAATCAAGACATTGAAAATAAAGCAGTAAAAACATTAGCATTAATGGGATTACTTAATAATTTAGAAAAAGTAGAAAGTCAAGCACCACCTATGCCAAATAATCAAATGGCAGACTCAATGAGGGTAAGAGATTTGAGGAATCTCATAAACTTAGAGGTTATGAGAAGAGGTGCTCCTGCTGTTATGCAAGGGATAGGCCCTGATTTTAACGAAATTCTTAAGTAATATGGAACAAGATAAAAGAGCTTTATACAACGATGAGCTTTACAGGCAGTGGAGAGATGCTCGATCTGACTGGGATACGGAAGCTCGTAGAGATATTGACTTTTATTTGGGCAATCATTTTACCCAAGATGAATCCGATGAGCTTGCTTCTAGAAATCAAGCTGATATACCAATGGATCGTGTTTCATCTGCTATTGAAAAATTTAAAGCTGTTTTAACTTCCAGACCTCCTGCATTTACAATCACTCCTAGAGAAGATTCTGATGTGCAAGTCGCTACGTTGTGGCGTAGTATTATGAATTACATATGGGAAACATCAGATGGTGATTGGCAAATGAAACAAGCCATACAAGATTATGCAACAACAGGTATGGGTTATTTATATGCTTATATTGATAGAGAGTCAGATTTTGGTAGAGGTGATGTCAGGTTCACTTATATAGATCCTTTTAGGGTTTATGCATCCCCTAGTTCTAGAAATAGATGGTTTAGCGACTCAGATGGTCTTATCCTTTCCACCATCCTCACGGGAGAACAAGCCGTCAACCTCTACCCTGAATTAGGAGATCGTGTTGATCCAATTACCGGAGAGGAGATAAAAGGTCTTATCCACGACATATCAGGGTTTACCTACGATGAAGAAGACTATCCTTCTTCTCAAAATAGAAACAGTATGAAGGTATTTACACCTGCTGATGTTAAGGATAAAGATTACTTTGAATCTAAGAAATATCAGGTATTAGAAAGATTTTATAAAGTAAAAGTTCCTTTTTACAGGGTGATTAATCGTAAGACTCAAGAAGAAGATATATTATCTCAAGAAGAATACGCTGTTTTCTACAGGGAAAACGTAGAAGCATTTGAGATACAAGCTTATACAGCGATAGAAGTATTACAAACAAGGGTAAAGGTTTGTGCATCTATGGGAGAAGTTGTGCTATATGAACAGATACTAAATACTGATGAATATCCTATTGTACCTTTACCGAATATTTGGACAGGAACACCTTATCCAAAGAGCGATGTTTCTAGAGCCAGACCAATGCAAAGACTCCTAAATAAGCTATGGTCATTGGCTTTGTCACACGCTCAAGCTTCTGCTGGATTAAAACTGTTGGTTCCTTTGGGTAGTGTTGAGGATTTATCTCAGCTAGAAAAAGACTGGGCAAATCCAAATGCAGTCATTGAAGTCGATTCTTCACAAGGAGAGCCACACTATCCTGCTCCTCAACCATTAGCTGGTGAGTTTTATCGACTAATACAACAGTCAGAGTTTTATATAGATTTTATATTTGGATTGCCAGAAATGATGCATGGCTTTGCTGATAAAGCTCCAGATACAGTGAGAGCAACAGAGCGTATGATTGCCCTTGGAAGTGAAAGACCAAAATCTAAATTAAGAGATATTGAGTTTAGTATTAACAAGTTAGGTAAAGTTCTTTATAATTTATCAAAAGGTCATTACACTTATAAAAAGATTTTTAGATTAGCTCAACCAAATAATAATATTACAGAGGTTATGGCTAATTTTTATACAGATGTCAGTCAAGCAGTATTAGATTTAAAAAAAGAAAGACATATGTTAGATAAACACGATGTAAGAATTGAGCCCGGATCAACGATGCCTTCTAGTAAGTATGCTGAGTTAGCAGTGTACTTAGAAGCATTTCAATTAGGAATTGTTGATCGTTATGAGGTGTTAAAGAAAAATCCAGAGCTATTTGATAAAGAAGGTATTATGAGACGTACTGAAGAAAAACAATTAATGAGTCAACAGATACAAGCATTAGAAGCTCAGATAAAGAATTTGCAAGGTGACTTGCAGACAGCACAAAGAGAATCTGTTAGTGATAGAAAAAGAGTGGAAGTTGAGAAGTTTAAATCTAGACTTTCTGAAGTTTCCTCTGAGTCAAAAGCAGATAGAAGGGTGCAACGTAGTAAACTAGAAAACGAGGTGAAGCTCGAGGTGGAGAAATTAGCAAACAATCTCAAGGATCTTGAGAGGAAAGCTGGTTCCGCTCCGAAGGCCTAGCAAGAGACATCTAAAGGAGAGTTTATGTCTACAACAGAACAACAGGAAGTGAATGTCCCTATCGAACAGCCCGCTGCTAATAGTGCGTTTGAAGAGGATATCATCAGTCAGCAAGCAGGCCCAGAAGCCGCTGCTGTGGATCAAGAACCAACACAAGAACAGTCTACTTCTGTAGATTATGAAGCTGAGTCAAAAAAGTTTCAATCAATGTATGATCGTGCTCAAGCCGAGAATGCAAAGTTGCAACAAGGTGCTCAGATTCTACAACTACTTGAGCAGAGACCAGACTTAGTGAAAGTACTTGAAGATGGTATTGCCGGAAATCAACAACAAAAGCAGGCAGAGCCTAATGTAGGTAAGGACGATTTCAATCCATGGGATGCATTTACAGATGAAAATTCAGAGTCAGGACGATATGTGAATACAAAGATAGAAAACTTGGTACAGCAGCGATTGAATTCTGCATTATCCCAACAACAGCAACAGATGCAACAACAAATGCAAATGCAAAATACTGTGAATGAACTAAGAGGAACTCATAAAATGTCAGATAATGATATAAATGATTTTTTACAGTTCACGACACAACCAAAAGAGCGAGTAGGTTTAAACAACCTAGTCAAACTTTGGCAGATGCAAAGAGGGCAGTCTGTTGCAAACAATGATACAATGGAAGCGGTAAATGCTGCAAAGCAAGCTCCTCGCACAGCAGGAGTTCTTCAAGGGCAACCACAAGGATCAGTTAAGAGTGATGCTAATAAAATGTTTGACTCTATAATGAATACGAGTGGTGCTGGAAGGTTGCCGTAATTAATAATAACAAAAAAACACAAAGGAAATAAAAATGGCAATATCGTTTAATACTGGAACATTAAAGTCCAGTGATATAACTGCTACTACTTCCGATGCTAGTGTAGGTCAAAGACCGGATAGAAGACGGATATTTAATTTTGGTGACAGGGTTGCTGAATTAGTCCCTGAAGAATCACCATTCTTCGTCTACTTAAATCAGGTCGCTAAGTCACCTACCGATGACCCCGTGTTCCGTTATTTGGAAAATCGTAATCGCATTAGCTTTACAGACCGTTCTCTTAAAATTAAGGGAGCAGTTGGCACGGTTTCCGCAGGCTCTTCATATTCATTTACTGTTGATACTGCTGCCGGTGCTGCTGTTGAGTACCTTATAAAAGGTATGGTTTTAGCTGTTGGTACGAAAGACGATACAGATGGATATGGGCAAGCGTTGGTAAGGGTAGATTCTGCAGTTGCACACGATTCAACAAACAACCAATCCACGTTTACTGGAAAGGTAATTGACGTTTCTGCTGTAACTGACAGTAATGTCATCGCTAATGATGACGTAGCTCAAATAATAGGATCTTCTTTTGAAGAGGGTTCAGGAGCACCTGATGTATTCTCTTCTGAGTTAGAAGATGATTTTGGGTATACTCAGATCTTTAAAACAGCAGCAGAGATGACTAACACTGCTTATGCAACTCGCTATCGTGGGTATGCTGAAGAGTGGAATCGTATCTGGGCTACTAAACTACGTGAGCACAAAATTGACATTGAAAGAGCAATGCTTTTCGGTCAAAAAGCTCGTGTAGGTGGTATTCAGTACACTGAAGGTTTAGTTGGTCACATTGTTAAAAATGTATCTCCTAATACTGCTGGTACAGATCTTAGCTATTCATCTGGAAGTGCCTACTATAGAAGTCTTGCTCAGTCAGAACTAACATATGATAGATTACTTAGTGATCTTGAGGTTATTTTTGATCCAGCTAGAGGCGGAATGTCAGAAAAGTTAGTGCTATGTAGTTTACCAGTAATTACATTCTTTAATAAGTTAGGTGATGGTAAATTTCTTGATTCATCTATGGGCCATAGTAGTAACAATTATAGAGTGGATATGACTACCAGAAATGGAGCATTTGGCCATTCTGTTATGGTTATTGATACTATTCATGGTACATTAAACCTTGTTAAGGAACCGTTGTTTAGGGGAATTGCATCAGGGTTTATGTTAATGGCTGACATGACTCAATTAGCTTACCGTCCATTAATTGGTAACGGTATTAATCGTGATACTCAAGTGATGACTAACGTACAGGCTGCTGACGAAGATCTAAGGAAAGATATGATCTTAACAGAAGCTGGCCTTGAAGTAACTCTTCCTGAGTCTCATGCATTAATCCAATTAGAGGGAGTGTAAAATGAGATCAGACAGTCTAAATAAAAATAGTAGTAGTTTTGGATCACAGTTTGTTCAAGAGCTTGGCGGAGTCAAGAAGGTATTAAGCTTCGCTGGTGATTGCATTGAAGCGAGACTTGACTCTGCAACAACCGCATATTCTGATGGTGATATTATACAATACATGGGAGAGCTTGATACAAGTGTTCCTGATGGTTATAATGATGCTATAAAGATAGTTGTTACTAAAGTTCTATTTGTTTGCAAAACAGCAACCGGAACGGCTATGACTGGAAATGTCAAAGCGGGTACGGCTGCTAATGAAGCAGTTAATGGAGCTGTTACTGGTGGAGTTGAATTGTTTGGAGCTGGTGCAACACAGTTGTCTCCAGAAGGATACGATTTAGCAACTACAGCTACTGAAGCAGATAAAATCGACTTTAATAATGCGAATAATGCAGAGTGGACAGCACCTCATATTGTGCTTCCAGCAGCTACTAATCATATGTATATGTGTACTAACACAGCTATAAATCATGCGAGCAACTTTGATGCTGGTAGGTGGAGTTGTGTTATAGAATATATACTGATTTAATCTGAATAAATAAAGATAACAGTTCTAGGTACTGTGAGGGTTGTCAATAAAAGGCAGCCCTCAAAACCTAAAAAGGAAGATTATGAAAAAATGTATACATTGCAATGCAAACAATAGAGAAGGTTGGTTTTATTGTAAAGCTTGCGGAAAACAAGCATCTATATCTAAGTTTACAACGAATATGTGGACGATGTCTGACTTAGGAAAAAGAACTGATGTAGAGTTTTCAACTCAGTCTATGACTGATAATATGCAAAAAATGAGAAAAAATTTAGGTTATGCCACCTAAGAAAAAGAAAAAAGATCCTAGGTTGGCTAGGGCTGGAGTTACTGCTTTTAACAAGCCAAAGAGAACTCCAAATCATCCTACTAAGTCTCATGTTGTTGTTGCAAAAGAAGGTAGTAAGATTAAAACAATACGTTTTGGACAGCAGGGTAAAAAAGTTGGTACGTTGTCCGGAACAGCAGGAAAACCTAAGAAGGGTGAGTCTGCTAGAATGAAAGCAAAACGTAAATCATTTAAAGCTCGTCATGCTAAGAACATTGCTAAAGGTAAGATGTCAGCAGCGTGGTGGGCTAATAAAGTAAAATGGTAAGGTGTTATGAATAAAAAAGTAAAAGCTCCTAATGGTTATCACTGGATGAAATCTGGTGCTGGATATAAATTGATGAAAAATCCTAAAGGTGGTTATAAATCTCACAAAGGATCTAGTTTAATGGCTAGTTTTAAAGTTCAAATGAAACACGCTTCTCCAAAAAAGAAGAAGTAATGGCGAAAACTGTTAGTTGGATGTGGGGTGGTAAAAAGCATTACGGCACATTGATTAGAGAAACTAAAACTCATAAATTTGCTAGAACAAAAAACGGCAAAGTAAAAAAGATAAAGAAGTAGTGCCTAGAAAGAAAAGAGACCCTAAAGTCGGTACAGGTAAAAAACCAAAAGGAAGTGGTCGTAGACTGTACACAGATGAAAATCCAAAGGATACAGTAAGGATTAAATTTGCAACGCCTGCTGATGCAAGAGCAACTGTTGCAAAAGTAAAAAGAATTAGAAAGCCTTTTGCTCGTAAAATACAGATACTAACGGTAGGAGAACAAAGATCTAAGGTGGCTGGTAAAAGAACACAGCAACAGATCTTTAAAAAAGGCAAAGAAGCAATTAGAAGGTCGAATAAAAAGAAAAAATAATATGGCAAGAAAGTTTAAGAAAGTAGCAAAGACTAAAAGAGGAGTGCCAAAAAAATACGTTAAAGGTTCTAAGAACAAAAAGAAAACACAGGATGAGATATTAAGAACTCGTAAGATGTACAGAGAGGGTGCATTAACACCAGCTATGATGGATATGATATCGAAACAAAGGAGTAAAAGTGCCAAGAAAAACAGTAAAAAGAAAAGCAAAGCCAAAACCAAAAGCAAAAACAGGCGGAAGTAAAGCAGCCGTACTTGCAAAGTATTCTAAAAGTTCTGGAATATCTAAGGGCACGCTTTCTAAAGTGTATTCAAGAGGTTTAGGTGCTTATTATTCAAGTGGGTCTAGACCGGGAGTAAGTGCTCATCAATGGGCTGCAGGAAGGGTAAGGAGTTTTGCTACGGGGAAAGGTGGTGCTAGAAAAGCAGATGCAGATTTAATTCGTGGTGGTAAAAAGAAAACCACTAAAAAGAAAACAACAACAAGAAGAAAAAAGAAATAATATATGGCAACATTTGAAGCACAAGTAGAAGGATTAACAAGTCTTAGTATCGATGGTAGTAGTGCACCTACTCAAACAGAGTTAACACAGTTTTTAAGTGATGGTGCTATGGAGGTAATTAACGCTATGCCACTTAGACTAAAAATGTTTTGTGCTACTGAAGATAGTTTTACAAGTACAGCAGTTGGCAGTGAGGCTGAAACTTTAGACTCCGCTAGGGTTTTATCTGTAACTCGCAGAGATGGATCTAGTGTAGAGCAGCCTTGTCGTGAGATACCAGCATCATTAAGAGGTAAGGCATCTGATAGTGACGAGATGATCGCAGCGACAGTTAGTGATCCTGTTTATTATATTTATAATGGCAAATTAAATGCATTGCCAGCATCGGGGGCTTGTAAGTACTTAGAGGTTAACAATCCAACAGTAGCTTATAGTGATTCAGCTATATCAAACTTTCCAGATGAATATGAGTATTTGGTTCCTTTATACGCTTCAATAAAATCATTACAAAATGTTTTAGGTAGTCGTAGTGCTAATTCAGATATTACAACAGCTTTAACTGCTATTAATACAGAACTAGATGAAACTCAAGCAATATGCGACAGTATAAATACAAATGTAGATAATGCAGTCACTCAAATATCTGAGGCAGCAACTCAGGTAGATGCATCAATAGATACAGCATTAGCTGCTATGGCAACTGCGGCTGGTAGAATAAATCCAGCAGTTGTTTTAGCTAGTAACGAGTTTGATAAATCAGATGCTTTGTTAACTTTAGGAGAAACAGATTCAGAGGGCGATATTAATACAGCTTTAGGGTTATTAAAAGCAGCAGTAGATGATGCAGAAACAGCGGCAGATAAGTTTGAAAGTGCTGATTCTGAATCTGTGTTTGGAGATGAGTCTACTTTTCTCACAAATGATTCTCAGCTAACAAGGGTAAAAGAGGCTATAGATGCTGCCTCTAGCGTTATAAATAGTAATTCTCCATCTGCTACTACAGATGCTTTTGGAGCTCAGGAAAACGAGGATGTAGAATTAGTTTCCTCTGCTTTAAATATAGCACAAACAGAAATAAGTAGAGCTCAAGTACATTTACAAGAGTGGGGAGCTATTGGAGATATGAGAGTAAAACAGATTAATTCTCTTCTATCAGAAGCAGATGGCTATGCAAAAGAAATACAAGCAAGATTAGCTCAGTCAAAAACAAAAATAGAAGCATCTCAAGCTAGGATAAACTTTGGAAATGCCTACTTAGGAGAAGCAAATTCAGCAGCTCAAGAAGTGTCTGCATATGCAAGTGAAGTTAATGCAAGAATAGCACAGGTAGGTGGTTACAGTACAGTAATATCTGCTAATTTAAATGCTGCACAGGGTTATGCAAACGAAATACAGGCAAAAATAGGCATAGCACAAGCTTATTCAAGTGAAGTTCAAACAAGATTAGCAGTAGATAATTCTCAGTATTCTTTTTATGAAAAACAACAAGTAAAATTACAGGCTGATTACGATAAGGGTATTCAAGCTATGAGGGCAAGTTAATGGCAAAAACATTAGTTGCTCTAAATACCTCTCCTTCTTTTTCTGGAGTTACATTAAATACTTCTCCTTCGTCTACGTTGGTTACTTTAAATACATCACCGTCTTCTACTTTAGTAACTTTAAATACTTCTCCTTCATTTAGTCTTGTAAGTTTACCAACATCAATTAGTTGGATTATAAAAGGATTTTGGGCGAGTTATAATGTTAAAAACTGGGAAGACACAACTTTAACTTGGGATGAGGCAGGATAATGGCAGTACATAGCTTAACAGTAAAAAAGATTATATCAAGGGTAAGACAGGTGTTTCCTGATGCTCCTGAAACATACATTATTAATTTAATTAATGAGGCCCTTGTTGAGATTGGAAACTATTCTACTAAGGTAGAGTATGCAAAAGCAAATTCTGTTGCAGATCAACAGTGGTATACTTTGAGTGATAGTAATTCAGGTATTGAAGTTAATAAAGTTTTTAGAGTAGATTTCATGGACTCTAGTGGCGAATATGTAAAGATTCCACGATTGCTAAATGGTGAGATACAAACAATGGATGTAGATTAATGGCAAGTACATACACACACCCTGAAGAAAAATTAGCTTACTTTATCAGAGGAGATCATTTAGCTATTGTTACAACACGAGGTGAAACAAGTGGTACAACTCACTCTTTAGAGGGACAGTATAAACCTATTGATGAAGCGGTGACAAATGGAATATTAATACATTACTATGGGGAGCCAAATGCTGTTAGTGCTATTACAGACACACCTGATGTTGATAATGTTTTTCATAATTCTATAATTGATTATGTCAAAGCAGCTTTATATAGAGACAAAGCGGGTACAGTTAGTGATGGTAACTTAGCAACAGTTAGTTTAAATTTATCCCAGATACATGACAGAAAATTTCAAGAAGCAGTAAAGAAAAATGGAATGAGAAAGCGAGATAAAACAGGAGGAAGTCGAGCAGTATTATTTCCAGACTTAACATAAACCAATATGCCCATGAGAGATGTCAGCTCGGTAAGGCATAAAGAGGAGAAACAAGATGGCAAGTTCTATAAATAAATATTCAGTTGTAGAATCCTTAAATCAAATGATCTATGAGAGTGCTACCGTTGTAACGGCTGTAGATGGTGGTAGTGGAGCAACAGGAGATCAAACCTTAACAGATTTACATTCTGCTGTTTACGTAGGCGTAGGAGGTGATGTAGTACTTACCTTGCAATCAGGCAGCGATGCAACTTTTAAAAACCTAGCAAGCGGTCAGATACTTCCCGTTAAGTTTTCTGCAATCAAAGCAACAAATACCACAGCAACTAATATGTTGGCTTTAAAATAATGTTAGGGGGTATTAGAGCAACTATAGTTAATTTTGCACAGATGATAGCCGATATTGGCTGGGCTGGTGCAGAAGCTATACAGTTGAATTGGGAAGAGGCAACAACTAACTGGGAAGATTACACAGGATAAATTATGGCAAAATTAGAAGGACAATCAATAGCATCATCTTATGAACAGCTACTTCATGTAGATAGAGATGGTGGGGGAAATACAACAAATTTAGTAGATGTCAAAGATGGAAAAAACACAACTACATTTGCATTACAACTAGCAACAGATAAAATTAATGTTAATGGTTCAGCAACGATAACAGGTGCATTAACTGCTAGTAGTGGTTCTAAAATTACATCTTCATCAGCAGACACTACATTTAGCGTAGAAACTACAAGTGGAAGTACAATTTTTCCTGTTATTGATTTAGTTTCTAGTCATTCAAGCGTAGGTGGTAAAATAAGGCAAGGTGGTAGTGATGTTATAAGTCTTGACAAATCTCAAAATGCAACATTTGGAGCAAATGTAGCCATACCAGCTCCAGCAGAAGATGCTGTAAGTTTAGAAGTAGGTGGAGCTATTGAATCAAGTGCTGGGTTATCTACTTTTGGTTCAGCAGTAACAATAGTTAATAAAAGAAATTCTGCAGATCAACATGGCTTAGTAGTAGGAGCTAAAAACTCATCTAGTTTTCCATTAATAGTTGGTAGACATGATGCAACTTTTAATGATTTAGTTGTTAATGGCTCTGGAAATGTCGGAATTGGTACTTCTTCTGTAGAAAGATTATTTCATGTCAAAGATTCTAGTGATATGTATGCTAGATTTGAAGGTAATTACCCAAATATTGAATTAAAAAGAACTTCTGCGACAAGTAATGGGAGTCCAATTTCTATAATACGCTTCTTTAATGACACTAATGAGATTGGAAGGATTTCAACATGGGATGCAAGTGACGCTGATTCTGGTCACATGAAATTTGGTGTTACAAAAGATGGCACATTAAATGAACCTTTGCAAATAATAGATGGAAAAATTGGAATTGCAACTGCGTCTCCAGCACAATCTATTGATGCTGTAGGTAAGGTTATTATAGCTGATAATAAAAGTGATGATACTGCTAAAGTATTTGGAATATTAGGGCATCAGTATGACTCTGGAACAGAAACGGAAGGCTATGGTTTAGTCATGGGTTATTCTGATAACTCTATGAATAGAGTACAAATTGGTGGTGGTAATAGCGACCATAATGCAGCAACTCTTATTAAGTTTTTTACTGGGGCAAATACAACCACTCGAACTGGTACTGCGAGAATGGTTATAGATAACAACTCTCGCATTTCATTATCCAATAATGATAGTGGGACATCTAATACAGTATTGGGTAAATTAGCTGGAAATAGTTTAAACGCTAATGCTAGTTTTAACCTTCTGATTGGAGAGGATGCTGGAACTTCCTTAACTGGTGGATCAAATAGTGGAGATGAAAACTGCATAGTTGGTACAAACGCAGTTGATGTTTCTTCAGATGCCTTTAGAGTAACTGTATTAGGAACTTCAGCTATGAGAGGAGCAGTCACAACAGCCGCAGAGGGATGCGTGGCTATCGGCTATACATCATTGAATGTTCTTACAAGTGGAGCAGCAAATACCGCAGTAGGGTATGAAACTTTACTTGCAAATACAACTGGACAATATAATACTGCTCTTGGCTTTCAATCTTTAAGAACTAATATAGATGGCGACCATAATACTGCTCTTGGATATGCAAGTTTATATAGCTTTGAAGCTGGAAGTGATGGTCAAGGACATAATACTGCTATAGGTTCAAACGCATCTTTGCACCTTGATACTGGACAACAAAACACAATGGTGGGGTCAAGTGCTGGTCAATCTTCTGCTGGGACAATTACTTATGCTGATAATGTTGGAGTAGGTTACAAAGCATTATTTGCAATCACTACTGGAACTAATAATGTTGCAATAGGAAGTCAAGCTGGAGATGCTATAACTGATGGAAACTCTAATATAGCAGTTGGATATTTAGCTTTATCTTCATCAGTGAGTGCGCAATCAAACACAGCAATTGGTACTGCTTCTATGCAAAATACCACAACTGCTCATACAAATGTCGCAATAGGTGGAGAAACTATGGGTGGAATAACAACTGCTACTGTTCAAGATGCTACTGCTGTTGGGTATGCCGCTTTTAAAGGTTCTTCTTCAACAACTACTGGAGCAAATGGAACAACAGCCATAGGTAGAAAAGCCTTGTTTAGCCTTACAAGTGGTGCTGGAAATACAACTGTTGGTTATGAAACTGGTCATGATATAACTATTGGGTCAAATAATACTCTTGTTGGCTACCAATCTGGGGGAACTGGTACAAATGATATTACTGGTGGTTCAAATAATACTTTAATTGGTTATCAAACAAAAACAAGTGGTGCAAACTCAACAAATCAAACAGTATTAGGTAAGGGAGCAGAAGGACAAGGAAATAATATAGTAGTTTTAGGGAATACAGATGTTACAGATGTTTACATGGCTCAAGATAAAGGAGCAACAGTTCATTGTGCTGGAGTAAACTTTCCAGATACTCAAGTAGCTAGTGCAGATGCTAATACTTTGGATGATTATGAAGAAGGCACTTGGACACCAGTATTAAATGGTGCTACAAATGGAGCAGCGGCTAATTATGACACTCAATTTGGTGCAT